CCAAAAACAAGCCAGAATAAAAGCTAAAAAAGAACAAGAAGAAATATTAGAGGTTATTAAATGGGTCGCATATGGGTTTATCATCATTGGTTTATTAATGGCTATGATAGTTTTTGGTGTAAAAGCTTTCGCAAAAGGTAAAATTTATAATGCACCTAAAGACTACACAAGAAATCAAAAATTAAACAATGGCACTATAACACCACCTAAAATGACCACTTGTAGATTAAAAAAACAAAAAGTTTTTAAGGATAAGATGGCGTGTATTTATGTTGGTGCTCAAAAGACATATGAACTGGAATTTACAGATATTCATGTAGGGTGTCCACGCAATTATCAATGTGTTTTCAATCCTAATGGCCAAGAGCCTTCAATAGATAAAGTAATGGAAAGCTTACGAAGCATAGCTAAATAGGAGATATTAATGGAAAATATGGTGTTAGATGCATGGAATGATTTAACGTACTTTGAGGGTATACTATTTACAGTATGGCTTTTTATTTTATATTATGGAAAATGTTGGATAGATAGCAGGTTTAAAAAATGACAGTTGAAACTTTTTTAAAATGGAAAATTTTACCAAGACTAATGATGCTTGCTAGTACAGTCATGTCATGGAGATGTGCTGAATGGTTTATGCAGCTTGAAGTTCCTACAGCTGCTCAATCCGCCTTTGTATCGGTTGTTATGGGTGTAATGACAGGTGTGTTTGGTATATGGATGGGGCATGAACATAAAGGAGATAATATTAGTAATTCTTCAACAACAAATAAATGACTGTTTTCTTATTGATTTGTTACTTAAATTCAAATATTGATGACAAAATTTATTTTAAAAACGTGAATGATTGCATTTTTTATGCAGAAAGATTAAATAAACAAATGATTTCTGTACCAGAAAAGGTTGAAAGTTATCAATGTATGTGTAAACTTGTATCAAAAGTTGATATTGATAAAGTCAAAGTTTATTAGGAGGTAGCAATGTTACAAGCTTTGATAGGTCCAGTAACTGGACTTCTCGATAAATTTATTCCAGACGCAGATCAAAAGGCAAAGCTCGCACACGAGATAGCCACTATGTCTGAAAAACATGCTCAAGAAGCTTTACTTGCCCAGTTAGAAATAAACAAAGCAGAAGCTGCAAGTGGCTCAATTTTTAAAGGTGGATGGAGACCTGCTGTTGGATGGGTATGTGCGATTGCTTTTGCATATCATTTTATTCTTAAAGATTTGATCATATTTGGTGCTACTTTTGCAGGAGCAGAGCTTCCAGAATTGCCAGAATTTGATATGGGTACACTTTTAACTGTTTTGGGTGGAATGTTAGGAATTGGTGGATTGCGGACATACGAGAAGCAAAAAGGTCTAACTAAATGAATGAAGAAAAAGTAGTAATTTGTTATATACATAAAATAGTTATGCAAGAAGTAGACCAATCAGAACCAATCCCTTTTTTGGGTGAGTTTAAATATAAAGAGTATAAATGTCCAATGTGTATGACAACACTTAGAGAAGATCAGTAATGGATGGTGTGAACGTAGCACAATTCCTTTTAAAGAACATACGTCAAAGAAGAGATGAGTTAATTCAATCTTTGGCTGATGGTTCGATAGACTCAATAAAGACTATCGGTTCATAACAGGTCAAATACGAGGACTGACTTGGTGTGAAGAAGAAATAAGAACCTCGATGAAAGGTATAGACGATGACTAAAAAACTTTATGTGCCAGATAGATTATTGGCAAAAAAACAAATTAATCCAACTCCAACATCAATATCAAAAGCTTTTGGAAAGTCAGAAGAGCCTAACAAAAATGAAGATGATCCATCAAAAATAGATGTATCAGTCATTGAAAGATTGCCACAACCAACTGGTTATAGGCTTTTAGTAATTCCTTACTATCCAAGAGAAAAGACAAAAGGTGGTGTTTACATACCAGACGCAACAAGGGATAGAGAATCATTTGCAACTGTTGTTGCTTATGTAGTCAAAATGGGTCCAGATGCCTATAAAGACGAACATAAATTCCCAAATGGAGCGTATTGTTCTGAAAAAGAATGGGTACTTATGGGTAGATATGCTGGAAATAGGTTCAAAGTGGAGGGTCTTGAGTTAAGACTCATAAATGATGATAATGTTATAGCAAAAATACTTGATCCCACAGATATTTCGTATGTATAATGGAGAGCATGATGTCCGAATCACAGGAAAAAATTGAAGTTTTAGAAAATGAAGAAGAAAATGTCATTGTTGACATAGATGAGTCTTCAGAAAAAAAACAAGAATCTTTAAATTCTCAAGCACAAAATGCAGAGCGAACAGATGTTCGTTCTGACAAGCCAGAAGAAGAGCTTGATGAATATTCAGAAAATGTTCAGAAACGTATTAATCAATTAACTGCTAAAAGAAAAGCCGCTTTAGAAGAGGCTGACGCAGCTTTTAAATATGCAGAAGAGCAAAAAAGGCAGAATGAAGAGCTTCAAAAACAACTTAAACAATTAAATACTGGATACACTTCAGAGTTTGGTAATAGAATAGAAGCACAAACTGCTCAAGCAAAAAAACTTTATAAGGAGGCTTTTGATGCTGGAGATGCTGAAAAAATGTCTGAGGCAAGCGACCTCATGGCTAAACTCGCTATTGAGAACGAAAGACTCAGAATCCAAAAAGCAAGAAATGAGCAAGAAAGAACAGTTGCAAATAATGAAGGACAGAGCAACAACCAAGAAACCCAAACCCAAGCGAGGCAAGTCAACCAAAGGCAAGAAATAGATCCAAAACTACAAGGTTGGCTTGATAAAAATACTTGGTTTGGTCAAGATATGGTAATGACAAGAGGAGCACAAGTCATACATGAGCAAGTTGTTGCTGTAGATGGCTTCGATCCTACAACTGATGATTACTATAAAGAAATTGATAAAAGAATCAGAAAAGAGTTTCCTCATAAGTTTCAGAGTGACAGAAAAGTCGCCCAGACTGTCGCACCTGTGAACGGAAAATCCGTTAATAATAATGGGCGGAAAAAGCAAATAGAACTTACTCCTGGACAAGTTGCGTTTGCTAAAAAAATGAGAATACCTTTGGAGCAGTACGCAAAAGAGGTAGCTAAAATAGATTCCAGGAAAGGAGCTTAAAATGGTGGATAGAACCAATCGAGAGTCTGTTACTCGTGAAAAACAGGAAAGATTTAAAGCATGGACACCTCCATCAGCATTAGATGCTCCCCCAGCACCTATTGGTTACAAACATAGGTGGATTAGAGAACGTGTTATGGATTACGATGATAGAGCTAATGTCCATAAACGACAAAGAGAAGGATATGAATTAGTACGTGCAGAGGACTATCCAGATGCAGATTTCCCTGTGATTGATGAAGGCAAAAATGCTGGAGTAATTGGTCAAGGAGGACTTTTATTAGCACGGATTCCAGATGAAATAGTCGAATCAAGAAATGAGTATTTCATGAATAAAACAAGTACCCAGATGGAGGCTGTTGATAGAGATTTGATGAAAGAATCAAACCCTTCTATGCCAATATCAAAGGAAAGGAAGTCTCAAGTCGCTTTTGGTGGCAAGAGGCAAAGTTAATAAAATTCTTACTTAGGAGTTAAAAATGGCAAATCAAGATGCTGCTTTTGGCATGAGACCAGTCAAGATGGTAGGGGGTGCCCCTTTCACTGGTGGTCAAAGCCGATATAGAATCGCTGCCAATTACGGAACAAGTATTTTTCAAGGTGACATGGTAGCCCAAGTCACTGGTGGCGGTGTAGAAGTACACGCTGATGGAGGATCAGTCCCAATAGTTGGAGTGTTCAATGGTTGTAGGTATACAGACCCTACAACTGGAAAAGAAACCTTTTCCAATTACTACCCTGCAAGCACAAATACTGCGGATATTGAAGCTTTCATTATAGATGACCCAAATGTTATCTTTGAAATTCAAGCCGATGCTACATTTCCAGTTGCAGATTTATTAGGTAACTTTGACATTGTTTATACAAGTGCAGGCTCAACTGTAACTGGTATTTCTGGTGCAGAGTTAGACGTAACAACAGGTGCTACTACTGCTACTCTACCGATCAAAGCGATAGACATATCACAAGATCCAGAGAATAGCGATGTTGGCTCCGATGCGACTAATGTCCTTGTTGTGATTCAAAATCACATATTTGGGCAAAAGTCTGCTGGATTAGCGTAAGGAGATTAGATTATGGCTATTTCAAGAGCACAACTCCAAAAAGAGTTAGAACCAGGTCTTAACGCTTTATTCGGCATGGAATATGATCGTTATGATCAAGAGCATTTAGAAATCTATGACACAGAATCTTCAGACAGAGCGTTTGAAGAAGAAGTAATGTTGAGTGGATTTGGTAATGCAGCAACAAAATCAGAGGGTGCTGGTGTATCTTTTGATAATGCAAACGAAGTGTATACTTCAAGATATACAATGGAAACTATTGCTTTAGCTTTTGCACTTACAGAAGAAGCAATGGAAGACAACTTGTATGATCAGCTTGGAGCTAGATACACAAGAGCGTTAGCAAGATCAATGGCACACACAAAGCAAGTAAAAGCCGCTGCTACATTAAACAATGCGTTTAATTCAAGCTTCACTGGTGGCGATGGTAAAGAGCTTTGTGCTACAGACCATCCTTTAGGTGGTGGTGGAACATTTAGAAATGAGCCATCAACTGCTGCAGATCTTAATGAGACATCATTAGAAAATGCTCTTATTGACATTTCAAACTTTGTTGATGAGAGAAATATGATTGTAGCATTAAGGGGAATGAAACTTATTATTCCACCTGCATTACAATTTGTTGCAGACAGATTACTTGAGTCCACTTTAAGACCAGGAACATCTGACAATGATGTTAACGCAATGAAAAACATGGGTATGTTACCAGAGGGTTATACAATTAACCACTTCTTAACAGACACAGATGCGTTCTTCATCAAGACAGATGCACCTAATGGTTTCAAGTATTTTGAAAGAATTCCATTAAGTACAAGTATGGAAGCTGACTTTGATACAGGCAACATGAGATATAAAGCTAGAGAGCGTTATGCCTTTGGTTTTTCAGACCCTCGTGCTGTCTTTGGTTCTCCTGGAGCCGCATAAAAATATTCACATATTTTTTAAGGGGTCTTTTCAGACCCCTTTTTTTTGTGTATAGTTAAATTACCTTGACGAACAATTAAGTTCGACAGAGCCAAGACAAGGAGATTTATATGGCTAATTCAACATTCTCAGGTCCTATACGATCTGAAAGCACAATCAAGACTATTAGTAAAAATGCTACTACTGGAACAATCACAGAAGTTATGACTATGGGTGATGCACCAGTTGCATTAGCAGACGAGAACAAAACACTCGATAATGCAACACACAGCGGAAGAACAATGGTTGTACCAGCTATAACTGCTAATAGAACAATTACACTTCCATCCCCAACTGGAGGAGCTACATTTAAGCTTATATATGGTGGTGCAGCAGAAGAGACAGAAAATCTAATAATTGATACTGGCTCAGACACTAACTTCTTTATTGGTGGTGTACAGCACTTAGACACTAATGCAGATAACGTATCAGTGTATGCAGATGGTAATTCAAACTCAAAATTAACACTTACTGATTTTGGTATTATGGAAATTAATATCATGGCTAAAGATTCAACAAATTGGTATATTTGGGGTAATGTAGTTTCTGAAGACGCTCCAGCTTTTGCTGATCAATAATAGGAGGTATAAATGGCTGATGCAGTAACCTCTCAAACTTTAATTGATGGCGAGCAAATTGCCGTACTGAAGTTTACAAATATTTCTGACGGCACAGGTGAATCTACCGTTACAAAAGTAGATGTTTCTGCTTTATCATCAAATGCTAGAGGGCAAGCTTGCACAAAAGCTACCATTGAAAAAATATGGTGGCAGTGCAATGGCATGAAAGTACAAGTTTTATTTGATGCTACATCAAATGTTTTTTGCATAGAGCTTGGTGAAAATCAAAGTGGACATCACGATTACACATCTTTTGGTGGATTAACAAATAATGGTGGAAGTGGAGTTACTGGAGATGTACTTTTTACCACTGTTGGTGCCAGTTCTGCTGATACTTACACAGTAATAATGCAAGTCAGAAAGCTTTATTAATGCCTAGGAAGCAAGACAAACAGCCTCCTAAAACTAAAAAGTATTTCCGCTCCACTAAAAGTGGTGCGGGAATGACCAAAGCAGGTGTTGCTCGATATAGAAGAGAGAACCCTGGAAGTAAATTAAAAACAGCTGTTACAGGTAAAGTAAAAGCAGGAAGCAAGGCATCTAAAAGAAGAAAATCATTTTGTGCTAGAAGTGCAGGTCAAATGAAACAGTTTCCTAAAGCAGCAAAAAATCCTAACAGTCGTTTAAGACAAGCTAGAAGAAGGTGGAAGTGTTAATATGAAAGCAGAAGATGTTTTAAAATTATTAGAAAAACACGAAAGTGAATGTAATAGGCGATATGCAGAAATACAAGATAAACTTAAATCTTTAGATAGTAGGATATGGGGTATTTATGGTGTCATTATAGTTGTTGCAGTACTTGAAAAGGTATTTTAGATGGTTATGGGTCGCTCTCAAATGAGTCAGCAAGTCTCAAAACCACCGAACAAAAAGAAAAAGAAAAAAAATATAAAGATAAAAAAGAATGCCAAAAGACGCTTGTTACAGAAAAGTTAAATCTCGATATAGAGTTTTTCCATCAGCTTATGCTTCAGGAGCCATAGCAGCTTGTAGAAAAAAAGGTGCTAAAAATTGGGGTAATGCTAAGAAAAAAGCAAATGGTGGTGTTATTAAAATGAAATATGGTGGAGATGTAGCTAAAGGCAAAGTAAAAAGACCATCAAAAAATCCTAATATTGCAAGAGGTTGTGGTATTGTTATGGAAAACAGAAGAAAAGTAACAAAGTTTAGATAATGGCTGTTCGTAAAACAAAATCTGGATTAGCACTTAAAAGATGGTTCAAGGAAGATTGGAAAGACGTAAGGACTGGTAAGGCTTGCGGAAGGAAAAAGGGAGAAAAGCGTGGTACACCTTATTGCAGACCTAGTAAACGCATATCTTCTAAAACACCTAAGACTGCTTCAGAAATGACAACCTCAGAAAAAAGAAAACGTATATCTCAGAAGAAAAGATTAGGTCAACCAGCTGGAAAGCCTAGAAGAGTAGAGGCAGCTAGGCGAAAAAAGAAAAAGTAATGGATGAATATATAAATGTTGAAGACAAAATTTGTGAAGAAATACGTCTTTGGTCACAACATGCACTAGAAATACCTAATAAAAATTACAATAATTTACCTTCTTGTCCTTTTGCCAAAAGTGCATGGGCTAACGATAAAGTTACTTTTGCTTTTAAAAATTTATCAAATAATGATTTAATATATTCATTAGTAAACTATTTTAATGATAACAAAGACTTAATAATAATTGTTGATATGAATTATCAAAACAATGAAGATTTCCATAACAATTTAAATAATATTAACGAAAAAATAAACAAAAGCCTATTTAAGCAAAGAGATATTTGGTTAATGGGATTTCATCCAGATGACGATGTTAATGATCTAATTGATGATGGTTCATTTGAAGAAATTGTTGAAAAAGAATATGCTTTGATATTTGTACAAAGATTAAGTAAGCTTCAAGAAAGTGCAAATAAATTGAAGAAACTTGGTTATTATGATAAATATTATAATGAGTATAATGTTGAAGACATTTATGAGCAACGTGAAAACTACTACAGGAGACTAAAATGGCAATGAGTCCAAGGAAAATGATGGCTATGTCAAAAGACTTAGCTAAAGCTGCTAAAATGATGGAAGGTGGCAAAGTTAAAAAAATGAGAGGTGGTGGCATGGCTAAAAAAATGCGTGGTGGTGGCATGGCTATGAAGAAGATGAAAAAAGGTGGTAAGGCTTAATGGCTACATCAAGCTCAGTAGATTTTGAATTAGATGTAGCAGAATACATCGAAGAAGCTTTTGAGCGATGTGGTCTTGAAGTAAGAACTGGATACGACCTTCAAACTGCAAGAAGATCCATGAATATTATGTTAGCAGAGTGGGCTAACAGAGGATTAAATCAGTGGACAATTGAACAAAGAACACAAACAGTTACTATAAACGATTCAGAGTATAGCTTAGACGCAGATGTCATTGATATTTTGTCTTTGGTAGTGAGAAGAAGTGGTACTGACTTTTCAATGACAAGAATTAGTAGAGACACTTTTTTAAATTTGCCAAACAAAACTTCAACTGGTAGACCTACTCAATATTTTTTAGATAGACAAATTACACCAAATTTAAAGTTGTATCCAACACCAGAGAACAGCACAGATGTAATAGTTTACGATGCTCTAACACGCATACAAGACGCAGATAGTGCCGCTAACACAATGGAAATACCTTTTAGGTTTTATCCATGTCTTACTGCTGGTTTAGCCTATTATATAGCTATGAAAAAAGCACCTGATAGAATACAATTATTGAAAACAGTATATGAAGAAGAATTTGAAAGAGCTATGGCAGAAGATAGAGATAGATCTGCTTTTAATGTTGCTCCAAAGTTAGATTATTATAGAGTTGGTTAATGGCTTTTGCTAGTGGTAAATATGCTTATAGAATTTCAGATAGGTCTGGATTTAGATATCGTTTGAAAGATACAAGAAAAGAATGGAATGGATCTATTGTAGGCAAAGATGAATATGAAGAAAAGCACCCACAATTAGAGCCTATTAGAACAAGACCTGATCCAGAAGCTATAAGAGATGCAAGACCAGATGTTAAAGATGACAATAAAAAGTTCATTGTGTATACTAATACTGGGTTAGGAAATATAGGAAGTTTGCTTACAACATTTAGTGCAACGGCTTCAGTTGGAACAGTTACAGTGAGCACATCATGAGTTTTACATACACAACATTAACGGCATCAATTCAAGAGTGGACACAAAATGACGAGTCTACATTTGTAGCAGAGATACCTTTTTTTATTCAAAATGCGGAAGAAAGAATATTTAAAGTAGTTGATTTAGACTATTTTAGAAAAAATGTAACTGGCTCTATGACAAGTGATAATAAATTTTTACAAAAGCCAAGTGATTATTTGGCTAGTTTTTCGTTGTCATATGTAAATGCCAGTAATCAAAATGTTTTTTTATTGCAGAAAGATGTAAATTATATTCAAGAATTTAATCCGAATCCTAGTGATACTGGAAGTCCAAGATTTTATGCTTCTTTTGATGTTGATAATTTTATTGTGGCTCCCACTCCAAATTCAGACTATGCAGTAGAGTTGCATTATTTTTACAGACCAGCTTCTTTAACAACAGTTGATTCTGGAACAACTTGGATAAGCGAAAATGCACCAGATGCATTATTGTACGCAAGCTTGGTGGAGGCTTACACTTTTATGAAAGGTGAATCAGATTTAATACAACTTTACACTGCTAGATTTACAGAATCTATTAGCAGACTTAAATTATATGCTGAAGGTCAAGAAAATACTGATGCTTATAGGGAGGGATTGGTTAGAACTCCAAAACAATAAAAAGGTAGCAAAATGAAAAAAAAATTAAAAAGTGTAGCCATAGTTGGCTTGGGCAATAGTTGTTCCGAATACATAATGAGTAAAATTAGGAGTGAACAATTTGATGAAACTTGGGCAATAAATGCTATTTCATCCGTAATTTATCACGATAAAGTTTTTATGTTAGATCCAGCATCAAGATTTTTAGACACACCTAATGCTGGTAAACAAACTGATATAATGTCTCAAAGACTTAAAGCAAAATTAAATATACCTATTTTTTCTTGTGAATTAGATAAAAGATGTCCAGATGTAGTTGAATATCCTTTGCAAGAAGTTTTGCAAAAAACTGGGTATGCTTACCTAAACAACACTGTAGCCTATGCAATAGCTTATGCAATTTACAGAGAGGTTCAAGAATTACATCTTTATGGAATTGATTTTACACACAAAAATGTAGCTTTTGCAGAGGCTGGTAGAGGTTGTTGTGAATTTTGGTTAGCTATTGCAACTACAAAAGGCATTAAAATAAATATAGCTCACAACTCCTCCTTATTGGACACCAATGTCCCCGAAGATCAAAAGTTATATGGTTATCATAGACTAGATAACCCATTAATATCTACTGTTTCCAAAGGAAATTTAATGATTAAACGAAAATCTAAAAAAGACCCACCAAATCCAGTTGACTTACCTAATGTTATTGGTAGAGAAGATATACCTGGCGTGACTTATGAGGAGAAAAAAAGTGTTTAATGTAGGAGTATCACAAACTGGAAAAGTAAATGTCATGACATCAGATCAAGGCGGATTAACAAACGAACAAATAGCGGATTTGGCCGTTGATAAAATAGTCAGCATCTCCGAACAAGCTCCGCCACATATTAGACAACAAGCTAAACAATTCAGAGAATATCTTAAAAAAGTATTGTATCATTATCTACTATTGGCAAGAAAGGAAGAACGTGGTACTATTATTCAAGCCTTGAGATCAAGTGGTCAAAAGGAAATGGCTGAATATATAAGGAGACTCTAATATGGCTATAGCACAAGCAATGTGTACTTCCTTCAAGAAAGAGTTGTTAGAAGGTGTACACAATTTTAAACTAAGCGGTGGTGACACTTTCAAATTAGCACTTTATGCAGAAGGTAGTGGTGGTAAATCATCTACAACTGCAACACTAGGAGCTGCAACTACTGCATTTACAACAACTGGTGAAGTCGCATCTAGTGGTTCATATGCAACTGGTGGTGGTTCTTTAACAAGAGTGGATCCAGCAACATCTGGAACAACTGCATTTACAGATTTTGCTGATCTAAGTTTTACAACTGCAACAATTACTGCGATGGGTGCTTTAATATACAATAGCTCAGACAGTAATAAAGCTGTTGCTGTTTTGGATTTTACATCCAACAAAACCTCTACAGCAGGAACATTTACAATACAATTTCCAACTGCGGATGCTTCAAACGCTATTATCAGAATAGCCTAATCAAAGGCTAACCGATGGCGAACATTAACGGTTGGGGTCGAGGCACATGGGGAGAAGGAGCATGGAGCTCTCCTCTTCCTGTAGAAGTTACTGGTGTTTCTGGTACTACGGCACTTGGTAATGAAGTAGCCTCTGCTGGAGCTACTGTTACTCCTACCGGGATTTCTGCAACCTCATCTTTAGGTAACACAGTTGAAACTGGAACTGCTAAAGTTACCCCAACGGGTGTTCAGGGTTCTGGACAACTTGGGGATGAAATTACAAGACCACAAATTGTAGTCGGTGTAACGGGTGTTCAAGCCACTAGTGTTCTTGGAACGTTTGAAGCGGCTGGACAAACAATTATTTCCCCTACTGGATCGAGTGCAACTGGTGCGATTGGCGACACAGTTGAAACTGGGACGGGTACTTTTACTCTTACTGGCGTAAGTGGTACTTCTTCTGCAGGTGATGTAGCAATAATAGGAAATTCTTCTGTTACTGGAGTAGGTCTTGCTGCAACTGGAGAAACAGGAACGGTAACTGCCCTTCCATCGATAGAGGTTGTACCAACGGGTGTTTCTAGCACTGGTGAGATTGGCGATGCTTTAGCGGCGGGTGGAGCTAAAGTTGTTGAGGATGCTATCACAGGTACTGTTAATATTGGTGAGGAAGCCGTAAAAGGTGATGCTAATATTTTTGTAAGTGGCGTTTCTGCTACTGGAAACAACGGCACTGTTAATATTATTGGTGGTTGTAATTTCGTTTCTACGTCTGTAATTGGCACAACTTCTTTGGGTGAAGAAACTATTCTAACAGAAATACCCGTTCCAGTTACAGGTATTTCTGGAACCGAAGGTATAGGAACACTTGTCATAATACCTGAATGTGTGGTATCTTTAACTGGAATTAGTGCCACTGGTGCAACTGGTGAGGAGCAAGTTTATAGTTTAATTGAGCCAGACCAACTGGCAAACTGGGTAGAAAAGGCGGCATAAATTATGGCAGAATATACTAATGATTTAAGATTAAAAGAAATAGCTACAGGTGATGAATCTGGAACTTGGGGTACATCGACAAACACAAACCTAGAACTAATAGGTGAAGGTTTAAGTTTTACCACAAAAGATTGTTTTGCCTCTAATGCAGATCAAACAGAAACTGTGGCAGATGGTTCAACAGACCCATTAAGAGGTATGTACGTTAAGGTAACATCTTCTGCAACATTATCTGCAACAAGAGTTCTTACTATTCTACCAAATACAGTAAGTAGACTTCAATTTATTGAAAATGCTACAACAGGTAGTCAAATAATAACTATAAAACAAGGTTCAGGTTCAACTGTTAATATTGCAAATGGAGAAGTTAAGGCAGTATATTTAGACGGAGCTGGAAGTGGAGCGGCAGTTGTTGATGCGTTTACAGATTTAAATTTAGGTGGTAATCCAACATCGACCACACAAACAGCGGGTAACAATACCACAAGACTTGCGACTACAGCATTTGTAACAACAGCAGTCGGTAATGCAGAGCCATTTCCATCGGGTACATCAATGTTGTTTCAACAAACATCAGCACCTACTGGTTGGACAAAGCAATCAACTCACAATGATAAAGCACTAAGGCTAACATCTGGAACTGTAGGAACTGGTGGTAGTGTAGCTTTTA